TTGCATGAACGTTCTCAGAGCAATAAAGCTAACATATCAGCTCATGAAGCGGTATGTGAAGAGCGGTATGAAAACATAGTTACAATGTTTCATCGTTTAGAAGAACGTATAGATAAGATGGAAGCTTCTGTTGCTGATATTCGTGAAATGGCTACCCAAGGCAGAGCCTCTCTTAAAACACTGTTATGGGTAGGCGGTCTAACAGCTGGACTAATTTCCCTTCTCTCAATGATAATTCCTTATTTTAGGTAAATGAACAATAAATTCTTTAAAATCAAAATCCAACGTCTTTTAGATCGTCTTCCTACTCCTGTTCAGTTTAATGAATCACAATGGGCAATGGTTGAGAATTTAGATCAATCACGTTTTTGCGTTCATATCGCAGCTCGTCGTACTGGTAAATCGTATGCAGCTGCTATTTTAGCTTTTGCTAAACTACTTGAACCTGGTCAACAAGTTATGGTAGTTGCTCCTAACTTTTCTCTTTCTTCAATTATTTGGGACTATGTAACAGATTTAATCAGACAACTTGATATTGAAGTTGAGCGTTTTAATCAAAAAGACAAAGTAGTTAAACTAATTAATGGGTCAGTATTTAGACTTCTTTCTGCAAACAATCGTGATTCACTTGTTGGTCGTGCTGCTAATCTTCTCATAGTAGACGAAGCTGCTATTATTCCTAACGATGAGTATTTTACACGAGATTTAAGACCCGCACTTTCAACCTTTACTGATTCACGCTGTTTATGGATATCAACTCCTCGCGGCAAAGGTAACTATTTATACGAGTATTTTTTACGTGGAGAAGACTCTGAATATCCTGATTGGACATCATCAATTCATAATTGGAGAGCAAACCCTCTTCTTTCTGAAACAGATGTTGAAGAAGCTCGTCGTACTATTACAAAAGCTTTGTATCTTCAAGAGTATGAGTGTGAATGGACAACCACTGAATCTCAGATTTATCTTGATTTAGATGAAGAAAAGCATATTGGTGACTATGTTGGTGAACGCTTTGCAGAAGTAATTGGTGGACTTGACGTTGGCTATAGAGATGAGAATGTTTTTGTTGTGATTGGTACTGACGGAGAAAACTATTTTATTGTTGATGAGTTTATATCAAAAGAATCAACTACTTCAGAACTTGCAGCTGAAATACAGGAAAAAATTAATGAGTGGGGAATAGACACTATCTATATTGACTCTGCTGCACAACAAGTTAAAGCTGATTTTGCTTATGATTATGATATTTATTGTGAAAATGCAATTAAATCTGTTAATGATGGTATTAATTCGCTTCAAGTGCTTATTGAGCAAGATCGCTTGTTCTTTGATACTGAAGGAGCAAGACATACCTTCTCCGCAATGGCAGCATATAAATGGAATCCCAACACAGAAAATCCAAAACCTATTCATGATTGGGCTTCTCACCCTTGTGATGCTGTACGTTATGCAATCTACACACACCAAAAAATGAGTAATATAACTATTTATGCTTAGAATTATTATTTTAAACTATAAAAGACCTGATAATGTAAAAGCAATTTGTGACGCTTTTCATCGTTCTATTCCTATTACTGTTATAAATAATAATCCTCATGAACTATTTGACTATCGCTCTCGAAAAGTTGAAGTTATTAATAATGATAGTAATAAATATTGTATTGAGAGATGGTTACAGTGTTATAATTATCCAGAACCCTATAAGCTAATACTAGACGATGATTTAGTTCCTTCTCCACTATTAGTTAGAAAATTAGTGCAGAGAAATCAACCGCTTGTAGGTATTTACGGAAAATCAGGCGTAGAAAAAGCTAAAAAATATAGAGATCTTCGCGATCATTGGTGTAAACATGCTCGTGTAGATTTTTTAGTTGGTTCCGTGATGTTAGTTAAACAAGAAGCTCTTGATGCAATAAAAGAAGATTTAATAAAATTTAAACATTTAACAAGAGGTGATGATATTGTTGTTAGTTATTTAATTAAAAAGTATTATAAACTAAAAAATCTTGATACTGTGGTAGGTAGTATTCTTAGCTTACCCGAAGGTGATGTTGGTTTGAATAGAGATCCTGAGCATTATAAACTACGCTGGGAGGTCCTTCAACAATGTCTGAACTAAAAAGATTTCCAATAAAATATATAAGAGACTATATTAAGAAAGACTATAAATTACGAGATGAGTGTTATATTTGTGGGTCTATTGAAAATTTAGAACTTCATCATCTTTTTTCAATAAGTCAACTATTTAATGAGTGGTGTAATCATAATAAGATTACTGAAATTGATAGTGTTGAAAAAATTACTTCCCTTCGTGAGAAATTTGCTATAGACTGTAGGGAAAGTTTAGACCATCACAATTTATTTACTTTATGCAAGTCTCATCATCAAAGACTGCATAACATTTATGGGCAAAGATATTCAAATCACTTAACACCAAAAATTAAAAATTGGCTTGATATACAAAAGGAAAAAAATGGCAGATGATGATTTAAGAGGCATAAGAAAATTTGTAGCTAATGTGTTGAAGCTTAATCCAGCTCAACCTTCCATAGCTTCTTTAGAACCTTTTGCTTCTCCTGAAACTATTGTTGATTTTGAACAAGCTTATCGTGAGATAGAAGTTATTCACCGTTCTGTTGATATGATTATCAATGCTATGTGTGAAATTCCTTTTGTTGTAGACGGTGGTGCATCAAAAAAAGTAAATAAACTACTTAATATTAAACCAAATCCATTTGAAGATCGAGTTCGTCTATTTAGACGTGCCTTTTTAGATTTTCAGTTAGACGGTAATGCTTTCTTTTACTATGATGGTGCAGATTTATACCTATTACCTGCTAATGATGTAGAGGTAGTACCTGATGATCGTACTTTTGTATCTCATTACAATTATTTAGTTCATAACCAGCAAGCAAATGATTTTTATGGTTTTGGACGAGGCAAACAAACTTCTAAATCAGAATCAATTCGATTTGAACCTCAAGAGATTATTCATGTAATGGCTGAGAATGAAAATTCTATTTTCAGAGGTACTTCTAAACTTAAACCTATTCTTAATTTAATGGAACTTTATTACTATATGATAAAGTTTCAACGTCAGTTCTTTAAAAACAATGCTCTTCCAGGGTTTGTTCTTACAACTGAAAATATTCTTTCAAAACGTGTAAAAGAGCGTCTTTTAGAGTCGTGGCGAGCTTCTTACACAACAATTTTTGATGGCGCACGTAATCCTGCCATTTTAGATGGTGGATTAAAAATCGATGAGTTTTCTACTAAATCATTTGATCAGTTAGACTTTGAGAATTCTATTGAGCGTATTCAGCAAGATATGGCAAAAGCTCTTGGTGTACCTTATGTTCTATTAAAATCTGGTAATAATGCTAATATTGATGCAAATCAAAAGCTATTTTACTTACACACTATTTTGCCTCTTTTGAATCAATTTTGCTCCGCTTTTTCTCACTTCTTTAATGGTGGTGTTGAAATACGTCCTGACAGATTATCTGTTCCTGCATTACAACCTGATAATAGAACACAAGCAGTTTATTATTCTACTCTTGTAAACACAGGAATTATTACCCCAAATGAAGCTCGTGAAGGATTAAGATTTCCAAAACTGGAAAATAATGATAACATAAGAATACCACAAAATATTACAGGTAGCGCAACTGATGCTACCCAAGGTGGTAGACCTTCTGAAGAAGAATCTACTAATATAGAGGATATACCAAATGAATAAAACTCTTTATTTAAACAGTTCCTTCGAAACAAAAGCACTTAAAAAAGGTTCAAAGACCTTAAAGATTGCTGGTTATGCGAACACTACTGCTAAAGACCGTGCTGGTGACATTGTTACTGCTGAAGCATGGGCTAAAGGAGTAGAAAACTATCGTCGTAACCCAGTTCTTCTTTATCAACACAAGCATGACTGTCCTATTGGTCGTGTAGATAATATTCGTGTTGATAAAAAAGGAATCTATGTTGAGGGTGCTGTATCTGAAGCAGCTGAAAAAAATCATGGTGTCCAAACTCTGATTAAAGACGGAGCTCTTAAAAGCTTTTCTGTTGGTTTTCGTGTTAAGGATGGAAAGTACAATCGTGAAGATGATTCTATGATGATTACAGATGTAGAACTATTAGAAATATCAGTTGTTTCAGTTCCTTGTAATCAAGATTCACTTTTCTCAATTCGTAAATCTTTCGATTCTGATGAGGAATTCAACGAGTTTAAAAAATCTTTAAAAGAGGCTGATGCCGAAGAAATCAAGAAGATGCGTAAAATTAAAGCAGGAATTACCGATATGAGCGAAGGCCATTATCATACTGTCGAAATGGATGAAAATGGAAACGGTGTAACAACCTACGCATCTCATATGCAAAATCACGCTCATAAAGTCGTTGGTGGAGTTGTGTTAGAGGCTGAAGGCCACTCTCATGATATTACCATGGCTGGTGTTCCAATTCATAGTATGGAGGAGGGCGAAGTTGTAAACGAACGTCCGTTGTCTCCAACCGAGGAGGAAGCAATGAACAACTCAAAACAAGATGAAGTTATTGAAACTAAAGCAGAAGAAGCTGAAGTAGAAGTAACTGAAGTCGAGATTGAGGCTAAATCCGAAGAAGCTGAATCAGAAGTAACTGAGATTGTTGAAGAAGCAGTCGAAGTAAAATCTGAAGAAGTTTCAGAAGAAGAGCTTGAAATTCGCGATCCTATGGCATCCATCCCGTTCACAAACTTGCTTTCCGAAGACGCAAGTAAACTTCAACACGGTGATCTCGTAAACTATCAAGAAAAAATGTTTAGAGTCACCAACGTCGCTACAGAGCAATCTCCAATCTTTAAATTTTTAGAGGTTGACGCTGATAGCGAAGACTGTGATAATGTTGTTAATGTGAAAACAGAAGAACATTCACAAGTCGAAAAAATTCAAAATAGTGAAGACACAGTTTCTAAGCAAAGTCTGACTAACGAGCTTCACGATCATTCTACAAAGGAGAACGACAACATGGCTGAACAAGTCGTAGATACAATCGATCTTACAAGTGCAGGAGCTACTGAAAAGTCCTCTGAATCTGAGATCAAAAAAGATGCTACTCCTGTAGCTCACGTGTCTGAGCCTCAAGTCGCTGAACTAGTTAAAGAAACTGGTGAAGCTATCGTGAAGGAAGCAGACGCTGCTGACCAGCAGATGCTGGTAAAAGGTGATAGCAATACCGCTTACACCCCACGCGAATCCGAACAAGTCGCTGAACTTAAAGCTCAAATGAGCAAGTATCAGGATGAGATTGCTGCACTCCAGCGCTCAAAGATGCACTACCAAGAGACTCAGCGTCGCGAACAATTCTCAGAAAAAGATATGGCAAACGCCGTTCTTGTTGCTAAACTGCTTAACAAGCGTGACATCTTCGACACCAAAGTTGGTGCTCGTATGAAAGCTGTTACTTCTGTTGACCAGTTCCTTAGCAACTTCTCACAGAACATTTATACGGAAATGGAACAGCAGCTCGTTGTTGCTCCAATGTTTAACCGTATGGCTGTTGACGCGAAAACATTCCGCGTACCAGTCGCTGATGAAGACACCGATGGTGATGTAGCAATGTTTGCTTCTGGCACATTTGCCACTGGCATTGCTGACGCTACTCGTGTCCCAACCAGCAACCAGAACTCCATCAGCTCTGTGGACTTTACTCCACACAAGTTTATGGCAACTACCCACCTCGCAAAAGACGAAGAAGAAGATACCGTTCTTCCTCTGCTCGACTTCTTGCGTGCAGCTGCAACTCGTCGTTTAGCACGTGCTATCGATAAGTCAATCCTGCGTGGTACTGGTGCTCTTAGCGGCTTTACAGCACAACCTACCAATGCTATTACAGCTGGTACTGGTTACGCTTCTGTCATCGAAGGTATTACTAACCTAACAGGTGACGTAGGCGCTGGCCTAACTGTGGACACAGGTTCTGCAAACGATAAAGCTGATCCTTCAGACATCGCTGCAGCTCGCACTAAGCTTGGCAAATATGGCCTCCAGCTTGGTAACGACCTGGTGTACATCACCTCAATCGAAGGTTACAACAACCTTGTAACAACTTCTGACTTCCAGACAGTTGACAAGTTTGGTCCTAACGCAACATATCTCACAGGTTCTGTTGGCGCCGTTTACGGTATTCCAATTGCAATCTCTGAGTTCTTGGATAACGTTGGTACTGAAAACAACGATATTGGTGTTCTCGTCTATAAGCCTGGCTTTATGATCGCAGAACGTCGTGGTATCGAGATTGAGAGCGAGTACGAACCACGTCAGCAGGTCACTGCAATGTACATGAGCACTCGTATTGACTTTAAAGCTCTTACGACTAACTCAAGTGCAGCTCTTGACGCAACTAAGTACAGCTACGCTGTTACTGTTGAAACCGGAGCTTAAGCTTAGGTTTTACATTTTAGAACTACACAGGGGGAGGCGGTCATCGCCTCCCTTTTCATTATAAGGAGAATTATATGTCCAGTATCCCAAGTGATATTAAAAGCATTGATGCCGCACGTGAATGGTGCAGAGTAAATGGTTACAGCGAAGAACAAATGCACTCAATGGTTGCTTCTTGGTCAGCTCTTGATGAGTCTGCACCTTCTGCTCCTATCATTATTGAAGAAGATGTTGAAGAAGAAGCTCCTACCTCAATTTGGAAATCTAAAAAGAAATAAGTGAGAAATAAATGGTAGATCGTTTAGAAGAAAATTTAGGTAAATATCCATATATTACTTTAGCGCAAGTTAAAGATTATTTGAGTATATCCTCAAATACTCAAAATGCACGTTTATCTAATATAATTTCTTATGCTACTGGTGTAGTAGAACACTACATTGGACAAGAGGTGTTAGCTAATGATTATGTAGAAGTATTTGACGGTGGTAAAACGTCTGTAATGGTTTCTCGATTGCCTCTTTCTAACGTCTACCAGGTTTCAGAGTTTAATGGAACTGAGGATGTAATTTTAGCCGATCCAACCACAATTGGACGACCTGTTACAACTCAGGATAAAGATTCACTTACATTAACATTTAAAAATAATGCGCACCTAAACTCAAGAGTAAAAAAGTTTGGAAAAACTTCTCTTGAGACTGGGATTTCAGATTACGTAGTAGGTTCTACAGTTCCTGACAACTTAAAATTTGAAGAAGGTGATTTTACCATCGAGATGTTTATTCGCGTTGATGATGCGACTTTACAAGATAACGTGTTATTTGCAATTAATACAGATGCTTCAAATTATATGCAATTTAGGCTTGCAAATCAATATGGTTTAACTTTTGAGGCAAATGTTGCCGGCTCTGCAACTACAATCCAAGGAGCAAACACATTAATTGAATCTCAACAGTTTGCAAAACGTCGTTGGGCTCATGTTGCAGTTTCTCGTGATTTAGCTGAAGAAAAGCTATACTTACACTATAACGGTAATACTATAGCTGATGCTTCTTTTGCTGTTGAAAACTTAACTTTCACCTCAAACGTAGAAATTGCTACTACATTTAAAGGTTATATAGATGAGGTTAGAGTTTCAGATAAAGCTCGTTATTCCGCAAACTTTACAGCGCCAACAAAACGCTTTAGACCTGATGGTGAGACTGTATTTTTGACACATTTTGACGGTTCTAATGACGATACTGAAGCTAATGATGTTCATAATGCTACTAATGAGTATAACTTTTCCCGTGATATGGGTGAAGTAACTCGTGATACAGGTGCTGTTGGAGTTAGAGGTACTTATCCAACTGTTCGTAATAGTTACCCAGCGTTAACTCTTTCAGGTCCACCAGGATTCTCTCCTTTCCCGTCAGGAGTTAAAGTTGAGTATCGGGCTGGATATGAATCTAATGAGATTCCACAAGACATTCAATTAGCTACTCTTGATATGATTAAGCTTATTTATAAACAAGATCAAGAAAAGAAAGGCTTCTCATTTGAAGGTGAACGAGGCGATAATTATCCTCTTGCTGGAAACTTTCCTCCTCATATTCGTCGTATCTTAGATTTATATAGGATTATCTCTTAATGGCTAAAGGCCCTCGTTTAAATATTGATTTAATATTTGATGGTATAGTTCAGAGTGGAGCTAAAAAAGGTGATTTAACTAAAGCCATAAAAGAAGTTTCTTCTGGTAGATATAAAGCTAGTTTATCTGATAGAGCTAAAATGCTTGACCAAGCAAAACTATCTGACTTTTTTGCAGGCGGTAAAGGTCCTAAAAGATTTCCTCCAGCAATTCGTGGTTTTTATGGTGAACCTAAGAACCCATCTGCCTATGCTAATCCATCTTCTGTCCCTGATACAGAGATATCTATTGCAGATTTGGAACTACTTGTAGGAAAAGAGTTTGCATCTCAATTTGAAGCGAGTGATGTTACTCGTCAAGGATTTAGAACTATTGAGATAAAACAACAGGCAGACCCAAATAAACCTGGTGGATCATCTTTCACAAGTTTAGCTCCTGGACGTTATACTGATGAAGGTAAGAGACTTTTTGCTCTATCAGGAGAAAAACAAGTTACAAAAGATGGAAAACCTGTTTTTAACAAAGACGGAACTCCAAAACTTGTTAATATTACTCTTAATAATACTGATGATCTATGGAAATGGTTTGAATCTAAATCACAAACAAACTATAGAAATAGAGCTATTCAACAGTTTAATCAAAAAATGGCAAATTATTTGCTTATAACAACTATAGACGGAAAAGCGTCTATACAAGCATTTCCTGGATTAGCTAAAGCGTTTAACATTCAAAATAAACAGAATAGGCGTAAATTCTTACTTTTAGAGTTTCGTAAGGGAACTGTCAATATTAGACCCACTACAGAAGCTGAAAGATTTATTAAAAGTAAGCTTGTTGATATATCAACTAAGGTAGCACAAGCTACGGCAGATAATTTTGCTCAGAATCTACTTGAGTACTATGTAAAAGGTGAAGGGGCTAAAATTCTGAATAAAACGGGTCTTAATAAAAAATATGGTTTTGTTAATGCTTTTGCTGAGTTGTTACTTATAATTAAAGAGTTTGACGAATCAGCTGGTCGTCCTTTTATATTAGATATTAATACTAAGTCGCAAGGGGGTCCTGGTGTTATCACTGCTGGCACAAGAGCTAAGACACGAAAAAGACAGCTTCAACCGAGAGAAGATTTACAAGCACAAGTTTCAATAGCTCAGATAGAAGCGTTAGCTCGTCGGTTGTTTAGAGAAAAGATGCCCACAGGTGTTCCTGGAGGACCGCCTCCTGCACGTCCTGACGTTCTTACTTATAGAACAGGTAGACTGGTTGACTCTTTTAGAATTTTACAGTACAATCAAAGAAATAACATTATTAAGTATACATTTGATCCTATTTATAATGTTTATGATGGTACTCAAAGAGATGTTGATACTTTAATTGTTCAATCAGGTTTAAGACCTGCAATACGTCAACTTGTAGGTGAGTTTCATAGATACATTAACCCGATTAAAAGAAGAGAGCAGAGTGGTTAAAAATGCCTCAATCACGCAGAACAGAAATAATTGATTTTATTGTTGCTCAACTAAAAGAGATTGACGGTGAAACATCTGATTTTAATTCTTCGTATACCTATACCCAAAACGTGTTTTCTAACGTTTATCGTAGAATAAAGTTTTTAGATGAGGTAAACGATTTTCCAGCGTTATACGTAAGCGCTGGTACCGAACTTCGAGATTTTAATTCTAAAAGTTTGACGGTAGCAACTTTAGACGCTACCATAAGAGCATACGTATTTGGAGAAGATAATTCTCAAAGCCTCGTGGATGATAT